GTTATAGAGAAGCCTGTATAAACCCCTCTGTACTTCCCCCTTTACACGCCCAGTCTACACGCACCCATACACCCCACACCAGTCCACACTGATACGGGCCTCACCAAACCACACCCATACGCCCCACACCAGTCCGCACTGATACGGGCCTCACCAACTCTCACAGATACACACCGAGCCTAGTAGAGTGGGAGGAGGGAAGCTGACCAAGTATTAGAGAAAGCGGAGAGTGTGGGAGGAGTTATTTTCCCCTGCGAAGTCGCTACGTTTTATGACGCATGTCACATTACTACAAAGCTAATATCCCACAAAACTGGACAACCTATTGATATCCAGATAGATTTTCTTCACATTAATATGTCTGGTAGTCGGATTCTTGCTGTATTTAATGTAAATGGCATTATACAAGTTGCTGGTCGGGTAAAAATTACAGATACTAGTATATTAAGACTATCAAACAGTAGTGGTCATAGCTTTAAATTACCGATGCTTACTTATTACAAAACTGAAAACGATAATCAGTTGTTCACTAATTTTCCCAATAAAACAGCGGGGACTGTTGAATTTACTTTAGGCACTTCTAGTGATGTAGGAAAACTATACAATGGTATGGTCATTTCTGGACAGGAAAGAACGCCGTTGTATATGTATGCACCTTAATAGTAAACCCTCTCCAATAGGAGAGGGTTTAAATTTACGCTTCACATAGCGGGAAAATATGACTTGCCCCAGCACCGTCTTTGGTTATCCCTATACTGCTACTAACCATAAAATTAGTAGTAGGTTCATTTTCTGGGCTACCATAATATTTAAAAGTACACTGGTAGGGGCTCACGTAGCTAAAACCTTCGACATTGTCAGTGGTCATAACTTTAAACTTGTCTGCTGTTGTTAGACCGCCAAACAAATGTCTGCTAGAAGTTATTACCACTTCAATCTCATCAGAGTAAGTTTGTGTATCGCAAAATACACTGATAAACAAATATCCAGATTTAAACCAAGCACTTACTTCTGGAGTAAGGCCACTTGCTACGCTTACCGAGATGTTAAATGTTACTTCGTTTCCCTTTAATAACGTAGCCTGTAATTCTATTGTTTCGTTACCAGTTGCAAATTTACCTCCCACACTCTCCGCTTTCTCTAATGCTTGGTCAGCCTTAGCGTCAGCGGATTCAGCGGCACTCTGTGCGTTCTGTGCAATAGTCCTGACAGCACCCAACTGTGTTACATTGACAGCGTCATTAGCGTTAACACCATTAGCAATTCCGACAACACGCTTGCTCATCATGTTAATGGTGGTCCCCGGATTTAGCCGTAACTCATTAGGGGCGTGAACTTCGGTAACGTGAATCTCACCTGTACCGCCCTCTGTCTGATTTCGGTTAATGTAAACGGAGCCAAGAGCATCAGGAACATTGATATCCAAGTGACTGTTGTGCCGTTTCAGTACAGCCGCCCCGCTACCATCATAGAGGTTAATGATTCCAGCACTGATTTCACCCTGCATGGAGCCATTCTGTCCCACCAGTACAGTATCAGCGGCCAAGTTAATCAGGTCGTCATTGAGTTTGACCGCACCAGAGTTGGGGTCGTTCTTCTTGCGGCGGATTTCGGTTACACCAGAAATAGCAATTTCTCCTCCTTCTCCATTGGAGAGAGATACGTCAGTACCCTTTAAAGCAACTGGACCAGTCTCAGACTTGACCACCATAGCGTCAGCGTCATTGTATACAGAACCCTTAACCATCTGGTCAGTCAGATTCTTAGCTCTGTCACGGGCGGCAATTGGGTCATAGAACTTGACTACGGAATTTCCGGTCATGTTGATATCGCCTGTCATGTCGCCGCCAGTAAGAGCTAGATATTCCCCACCAAGCTCTCCACCGATTTCCTGTTTTACCTGCTTAATCCCGTCATCGACATACTTCTTATTAGCCGCATCACTGTCAGCACTGGGGGCGGCAAGGTTAGTAACCTTACCGGCGGCACCGGAAGAGCTGGACTGAACCTTGATTCCGCTGTTGGATTCAAGCACAGGATTTACAGCCGTATTCCCATTGAAGTTCAGAGAGCCAGTCATGGTATCGCCGCTTTTGCTCACTTTCGTGTCGACCTGTCCCTGTACGTTTGCTATCTGCTGGTCAACGTACTCCTTAGATACGTCAGTGCCAGTACCTCCACCGCCAGTCTGCACAGCGTCATCCACATATTTCTTGGTCGCTACCTCATTGTCTGCGGTAGGCGCACGACCTGCTACAACAGTAGAGCCAGAGGTAAAAGTCAGATTACCAGTAAGTTGACCACCAGACAGTTTTAGATAGGGAAGGTTAGTCTGCCCAGTAGTCATACCGTTGATAGTGGTCCTAATCTGGGTAATATCGCCCTCTAACCTGCTGATTTGAGCTTGGATTTTCTTGTCAACCTCGTCAATCTGCACCCCAAGGGCAGTATCAGCGGCCTTTCTCGCAAGAACTTCCTGCTCAATAGCGTTGATAAGGTCATTATCAGCGGCGATTCTAGCGGCAATTTCGGCATCCAAAGCGGCCTGAATCTGGCTCTCTCTGGTAGTGGCACGGGTAACCTCTGCCTGTAAGTCACTGGCAATTTTGTTCTCGGCGGCGGTAGCACGGTTAGTCTCCGCAACAATCTTATTGTCCAGAGCAGTTTCGGCGGCGGTAGCACGGTTAGTCTCCGCAACAATCTTATTGTCCAGAGCAGTTTCAGCGGCGGTGGCACGTTCAGTCTCGGCATCGATTTTCTTGTCAAGAGCATCCTCTGCCGCTTCTGCCCGGTTTGTCTCCGCTTCAATTTTTTGGTCAAGTGCTTCCTCAGCGGCTGTAGCACGTTCGATTTCAGCGGCGATATCCTTTGCGTTTTGAGTAATGCGGTCGTCAAAGGACTGAATCTGCACTCCCAGCAGGTACGTCTCCCATGCGTTCCGTCCAGTGGTCTGAACAAGGTCAGCAACCTCTTTCTGGAACGCATTATTAAAATTTGGGCATTTAGAGATGACCCAGTAAGCCAGATTCTTAGGCTCTTTGGCGTTTACGGGGTCAGTGGTCATCTGGCCCATGTACAGCATACCCTCGCCAGTGGCGGCGGGAGTGTTGGTAGTAGCGGACGTTACAACAGCGGTTGTACAGCCATAGCCCTGTAAGATTCTTGCAACGGAAGCGATACCCATTCCCGGCTGATTCTGTGCGGAGCAGGAGAAGAAGAACACGGAGCCGGTCCCACAGTTGAAGCCGATAGCGCAGATGGCCTGCTTCTGGGTCATGGCTTCCACACCCTCGATAACCTTGCCGTCATAGAGGATAGGCACGCAACCCCCGATAACGTCAACCATCTGATTCTGGCACAGAGTGGTTTCGGTAACGTCTCCCTTAAAGTAGCGTAGAGCACCATGACGATTGAATCCATAGACGTAGCCATCAGGGTTACTCTCGCCGGGGATAGCGGCTCCACGGTACATTGCAGGACCGAACCACTTATCAGAGCCAGCCTGAACAGCGGTCATAATTACGTTAGCGGACTTGATAAAGGACATGTCAAAGATTCCCTGTTCCACGCCGCTGTTGGTGGTGTTGTCATAAGCAGGTGTCAGGCTTACAAAGATAGGCTTTCCCTTTCGGTCAACAGCCTTCTTCTCTACGATTGCGTAGGCGCATCCCTCTGTGGTATCGTAGCCCTCTTGGTAGTTTACCTCGCAATCGTCATAGTACACGTCATTGGAACGGGCCGCCGCCACGCAAGCGTTCATAGCTTCATAACAGTTCTTGCTAATACAATTCCACTGATTGATACACATATTGGTCCGCTCAATAACCTTGCCCATAGCTTCATAAAGGCTAGAGCCTTCAATCACAGTTGGTACAGGGGGAATCTGTCCCATTACAGGCTGGGGCGGCTGGCATACAGGGGGCTTTTGCGGGGGACAGACAGTAGGCGGTGGAGTACATCCACAGTCAGGTTTGGGCCTACAATCGTCCTGATAGGGGTTATTGGGTCTGGTAGGATAGTATTCCATAATGCGACCTCCTTATACATTTACCTTGTCGAGAATGAACATGAGCATTTCACGGGTTACGAATCCCTGTGGATTCTCGTTCGTGATTATCTTTCTTGCGGCCATTCTCTCCATGGCATTTTTGGCGTAATCACTTCCAGCGAAATTGGCACGCTGGGAGAGATATACTTCCATCATTTCGTTGAACTTGTTTTGGTCCATATCTGTTAATTCCTCCTTTAGTTTATTGCACCTGTCAATTACCATCGAACGGAAGTCATCCATTGTAAGCCCAAACACCTTCATCCAGTGGTCCGGGTCACCGTGACCGCTTGCCCATCCCAAGTCATGCCCTTCTTTATGGGAGATGATAACTCCCTTTTTGGTTGGGTCTAGGTTGAAAGTAACGCACAGGCAGGCGAACAGGTCAGCGGCTTCATTTAGACATAGAATCAGGTGATTGTTGTCTAGCATATTATCTTCACAGATTTCTACGCCAATATGGGTATTGTTAGCGTACCCGCCACAATGCCATGCTTTCATGTCCCAAGGTAAAGTTTGTACTGTACAAATGTTTCTATCTGCGGCCCGACCAATAAAACCGTGTACGCATACAGAGCGACCTCCCGGTCTGGGCTGATTCCAGTGATTGTTATACTTGTTATATCCAAGGATATCAGAGCCGGGTACATAGCGGGATACGTTGGGATTGTTTGCGCCTGTGGAGTGTAGCATTAGACCTTTTACTGTGAACCCCACCCCAGCCTTATAACAATCGTTCTTTTCCAATATCTGCTTAATCAGTCTCATTGTCGTTCTCCTCCGCATCGTCATATTTCTTTTCCATGCTGTCCAGTATACGCACGATAAACTGTGGCACCCTAACGTCCATGTCAATCAGGTGTTCTAAAATACTGATTCCTTCTGTGGCGATAAAGTAGAACACAACAGCATTTCTCACATAGTCCATACCGAACAGATTATCAATGATTGTACCAATGATTATAATGCAGAGCATAGAGCACTTTCGGAGTGCTCCTTTGGTCAGAGCTTCGGAAGAAACGCCGTTACCATATTTACTTGTTTTGAATACTGCCGCACTTATAAATCCAAGAATGATATCTATAAGCATCAGAGTAAACATCGCAATCAGAGAATAGTCAAATCCTCCTAATAGCTTCACGGCTGTCCCTCCTATAATCCCGGCCACAACGCATATATGTTCTTTCATCAGAACACCCCCATAAAGTCGACTGCCAGTTCTTTGATAATATCCTCATCGATATTCAGGAAAGTATTCCTAAATTTAATCAACAATTCAGACTGGCTGATGTTCATGAAGCCCTTTACAATAGCGTTGCTGTCTTTGGTTTCCTTGGTGTCCTCCTGATTAGAAGAAGTACCTAAAGTGGTTTCCCTGTGCTTGTCAGCACCATTATAGAATTGCTTGTTATTCTCTTTGGTGTTCTCGTAGCCCTTGTTATTCTCCTTTTCAGTTGAATCACCAGTGGTATTTTGGTTCTCATTGAAAGTTGTAGTCTGCTCTCTTGTATGGTCCTCTGTTTCGCTTTTGTCCAGCTTTCCTGTTGTGTTGGTATCCTCTGATGTGTTTCCAGTGCTTTCAGTCGTCTTGGTGGTGTTGGTCTGTCCGTTCTCTGTTTCTGTACTGTCTGTTTTAGTGTTCTTTTCTTCCGTGTTTTGCAGTTCTTCCTTGGTGTTAGAGTTGGTCGTCTCATTAGTTGTATCTTTGGTGTAGTTGGTCAGATAATTACTCATTATCTCTACACCAGAGCTAGATACCGTACCTTGGGGAGTGTCGGAGTACCTCTGCTCTTTTGTCCCTGTGGAAGTGGCATTAGAAGTGGTGTCTTTGGTGCCGTTCAGGGTATCCGACATATCTTCCGTCACGTTCCCGGTCTTATCCACCTTAGAAGTGGTATCGGCTGTTTCCGTGACATGACCAGTAGTGTCGATGTTAGAGGTCTTTGTACCATTCTCACTCTGGTCAGTGGTCTTGGTGATATTGATAGTCTCGTCCAGCTTTTCCGTGCTTTCCTTATTGGACGTTCCCTCCGTATGCCCGGCAAAGTCACGTTTGTTCTCATCCGTGATTTTACGTTCATTAAGCTGGGCCAGAGAGTTATACATATTGCGTAGTGAATCAACATCATTCCTGCTGGCTGAGACACCAGTAAAGCCAAGCTCTCTTAAATCCTTGGAATTGGTTTCCAAGAAGTGGTTATACAGTGGGATTATTTCAAGCAGTTCAGACTTGTAAAGCTGATTGTAGTAGGGCATTATCCTAGCGAGATGCTCATTTAGATAGTGCTTGAATCTGTCAGGAGTTTCCTGCCCAATCTCATAGAAGAAATAGTGCCTGATGATTTTATCACACAATTCCTTCTTGTGCATCTCCACGAAGGTGGTCCAGCTATCGTCAAATATCTCATAACCAGAACCAACCAGCTTCCCCAGCTCCATCGTATACCTACTCACCTGCCCCACCTCCAAAGCCATCATAATAATCATAGGTGGATAGCTCTTTGATATCAACCTCTATATTGGTGCCGTATCTACTGTTGACTTTCTCTATGTCAAGCCGTAGCTGTTTCAGGTTGACCTCATTAGCCATCTCCGTAACCATGTTGTTAGCGTTCACTTCGTCTACAAGAAGCCGCTCTTTCTTGTCGTCTCCCTTGCTGTCAAGCCCAATAGCGGAGTACAGGATATCTTCATAAGTCCTGTATGTTTTCCACAGTTGGTCTATGTTGCCAATGGACGGAAGAGGAGCCACTTCAAAGTTAGACTTATCAATGCCGTAGTTTTTGAAAGCAAGTACAATATCTTCATTGTCCTTTATTCGCTTCAAGAGGTTTATAAAAGTGAGCTTCTGCTTTTCTTCACAGAGAATCAGATATGGCCGCTTCATTCTGGCACATACTACGTCAATAGAACGGAGTACGTCCATCATGCGCTTTATATAGGTGTATACTGTAAGTGCTGTTGGAGTGCCCGTAGGATTGTTCCTTACAAGCTCAAACTCACCAAAGGAAAGGGTCCTTGTGAATCCAAAGGAAAAAGCGTTGATTCTGGTAGGCTCATAAAATAGATTATATTCAGAACCATTAGAACAGGGTAATGCTATAAGTCCATAATATTCATGCTCAAAGAAGCAAGCCTTTCCAACTAGATACAGGCTCATGTTGAGCAACCTCTCATTAACTCCTATGGGTAAATTCTTCCAGTCATACCGTGTGACAGCAATGTTAGAATAGCGGTTGTACATCTCCATAAACAGCTTGCTATTCTCCATCTGCGCTTCGGTTTTAACATACATATCTCCCAACGGGTTGTTTGGGCAGTATGTTGACGTTAGAAGCTCCATACCGAACAGACCTAACGGCATATAACCCCTCCTTTCTTATCTATTGTCTTTAGAGTAGTCGCCTATCTCAACACCATTTCCAACGTGCCAGAATGTAACCCCATTGTCTAGTGCCGCTTGTATGTTAGCTCTGTCTGTGCTGTTGAATGGCCCGCTTACAACGGACGGGGAGCACTTCACATAATTCCAATAGGGACGGGTATTTACGTTTGGCTTTTTCATACGACAGGTTTTATACCCGAACACGGAAAAGAAGTTGTCAATGCTCTCTATCACGGCGGCATCCGGGAACAGCAGGTTGACCAGATATCCCCAGGAATCAGCGGCAATCGCAAGGGCACCAGTGGTAACGCCGCCCATAGCTTGGGCAGGGTCAACAGATTTATCCATTACCTTACCGATAGTCCCAAGTGCGGAGTGTAGGGCATTAGTTACTCCCATAGTAGTACCAGCAACCGCCGCTCCTCCACCAGCAAGTACACTACCGCCGACAGCGAGTGACGTTCCACCAGTTGGAGCCGCCAACAGCATACTTCCAGCGACCACAGCGGCTGTTCCAATGCCGCCTATAATAGAGGAAGCAAGCTGGGTCCTGTTCTGACTTACCCAGTTAGCAAAGGCGTTTCCTACCCAAGCACCCTGTACATTGATAGGAATGACCACGCCCAGCGTCTTGTTAACTGCTTCGTCTCCCTCCATGTAATTGTTGGGATAGACAAGCACACCACCAGCCCCGGCTAGAAAAGCTCCGCCAGCCTGAAACTGCATGGTAGTTGGATTCGGGAAATACTCAGGGCGTAATTCCACAGAATCTCCCTGCCTGTTGGTAAGCTCCACCTTAAAGAACTCACTGCTAAAGCACTTGGCGTTCTTTACGGCGTATCCGTCAATATTGTCGTATCCCACAGTAGCGGAATGGGTCCACATCTCTACAAAGTTATTGGATACAGCTATTCTGGTAGGACATACCCACATACCAAGGATACCGTCAAGCCGTCCCTTTTCGGCGTAGTTTCTTATAGTAGCACCAAGAGAAGTCATTCCCCCGCTGTTAGCGGGATATACAAAGGTGTTTACACCGATAGGTACTCCTGCGTTTATCTGGATGTTATAGTTGTCCTCTGCGTTCTCGTCATATGCGGACAGTACAACCACAGACCAGTTTTTCTCTGTGCCGTCAAGCATGACACGTCTTTTCAGGACGCCAGTTTCAAGCCCTTCCGGTAACAGGTTATTAAAGGAAGGTACTGCACCATTCCAGTCATCTTCCTGCATCTCCCGCTCTACCCAGCAGTCACGCCATATAATGGATTCAATAAATGTCTGCATGGAATCTGTCTGAAACTCGATTTCTGTACAGTTGGGATTAACAAACTCAATGGAAAGGATATTGCAGAAGATAGTCTTTCCGTTGTCGTTCACAAAGCTCATCATATCACAGTTACGGATAGAGTTATACTTTGCGTTCACTCTGGCATAATGCCTGTTCTCCCTCTGATAGCTCTGAGCCGTAAAGGACAGTGGGGAGCGTCCTTCATACCATGACAGTTTGGCCCCTTCACTCTCAAAGTAAGGCTGATTCTGTGGGTCTACTCCTGTGCTCTGGTATAGACGTATCGTAGTGTTGGGCTGAAAGTCAGGCATATTTTCACCACCTTAAATAAGGCCCGGACGGGAAGCCCATCCGGGCCAGCTAAATCAGGCCGTATACTTCTCAGTTACGAAAGACACACCATTTGCCCAAGGACGGAGAGCAAAGGTGTCCCAGCAGTGCCACCAGTAAGTCCAAGCCATAACCTCGGAGTTATAGAACTCGGTCATCTTACGGAGACTGTCACGAATCTGGAAGGCACCACGGTCGCCAATCCAAGCATACATATTATCGGCCCCGTCAAACTTGTCAACAATGACCTGACGGGCGACATAATCAGCATAGCTCAGATTAAAGGCCGCACTTAGCTTCTGTACATCCACGTTTGCGGCAACGTCAGCACGAACGAGGATAACCAAGTCATCGATGGAAGTCCAAGAAGTGGCGGGGCTGGATCCGCCAACAAGCTGATAAGCGTTGTAATCAGAGCTTGGGAAAGACATAGCGGAAGCGATACCACGCAAACGGGTCAGGAAAGCGGTAGCGTTCTCTGCGCTGACAGTTGGCAGGGCAAGCACTTCCTGAACCATCTTAGCTTCGGCGGTAGCTCCACCCAGCAGAGCCTTTGTCAGATTGAACTCGTCAATCGTGTTGCCAGTATACAGGCTGTTTACGATACCTGCAATCAGGTTTTCCAGAGCACCCCAGCTTACAAAGGCGGCGGTCAACTGCTCGTTGCGGATAGTGACCTTGTACTTATCCCTACGGTTACGGCGATAATAGGCCGCCTTTACGTCGGGGTCAACAGGGGTCAAAATCCCTTGGAAGTTAGCAGGCTCATAGTTTGCACCCTTGGCGGGGTTGATATAGATATCTTCAACATCCAGCCCCAGAGGGATAGAACCCTTCCGTAGAAATGCCAGAGGATTCTCAAACATCTTCTGGTCTACAATGGTAACGGCAATCTTATTTACCAGAGCAGTCAGAAATTCGTTCTGTACGGACTGGTATTCCAGAATGGGGTTACCAACGTCCTGAATGTTTCGTGGAGTAGCCACTGGTACAGCGTCCCGATAGGCTTGGCTGGCTTCATTTCTAATGGCGTTTACTGTATCAACAGCGTTTGGAATCTTAGTAGTAGACATTTACTTTACCTCCTTGAATAAATCCTCGACAGTGATTGTCTCGGCCTTTGTTTTTTGTTCGGTGGATTGACCACTTCCACCTGTCTTCTCAATGTTTTGCTGACCAACCCGTAGGAATAGCTCTAAATTAGCTTCTTTCAGTCTGGTATTTTCCTGTTTCAGTTGTTCGTTTTCAGTAGATAGAGTAGTATTAGTTGCAAACAGGCCCGTGTATTCGTCACTGGCTTGTGTAACTAAAGAGGTTAGGGTGGCTTGGTCATTCATGGCACCGATGACCTTCTGCATATGGTCGTTCCATTGTTCGATTGTATATGGCATACTGATTTACCTCCTTAAAATCATCAGGGAATTGGATATCAAGTTCTTTGCCTTCATGGTAGTAAACCTGACCTCTCCCCGATAGTATTTTTGTTGTAACGCTCCCAGCCATATAAGAGCATCTTTACTATTTCTTAGCTCCGTTGTCTCGTCATGTTCATCCACACTTAGAGAAATATGCTTGTTACAAGTCGGGTCATAGCTTTCCGTAATGTACCACAAATCAGAGCCTAATATAGTATATACCCCAAGCTCATTTCTCGATACTCTGATGGTCATTATACACGTTCCGGGGCAAGGCATCTTTTCTATGAAACTGGCAGTATCCCTCAAGAACTCGTTTTCCATAGAGTATTTCCCGTACTCTGTTTCGGCTATAATTTTTCCGAATCTGGTTGACTTTGCTTTCTCCGTGTAAGATGGACTGTCTACCAGCTCAAGAAGAATATCATTCTTGCGTAGTATCTTCTGCCCTTTCTGCAAAGACAAATCGTAATACAGGAAATATGGGTTAGTGAATGTTATTGCGTTGGACAAGAACAGGACCGTAACGTCCCTTAGTCTCGCAATCGTTGAGTACATCTCATTAAAGGTCTGTACTTCATCGGGCAGATACCTTATCAGCCCTTGGTCTATAATGAACTCGTCAAACAGAATCTTGGTCACATATGGGAACGGCACCGACTTGAATTGAGAAGCTCTCGACAAAGGCAGTGCCCATCCAGCAAGTTTACCGTCAATGTAAAAGCACTTCTTTTTCACCGCCAGAGCGTGGTCTTGAAACTCATGCTGGATATCATCGAAAAATAGGTCAATCTGTGACGACTTGATTTCCGTTTCATATCGGCGCAGATAGATAAACTGCTGTCCCTTAGTTATAAAGTCTTTTATGACCCTTCGTTTACAGGAATACGTCTTTCCCACTCCACGGGGTCCAACCACAAAGTTGAACAAGCAGTTATAGGAAAGCGTCTTATTTACATCGTACCACATAGCTTCACCTATGAGAAAAGGGATAGTATGAGCGATTATAAATAGTCTGTGAAAACCTTGTAACACTTCTGGCCGACTCTCCGCCGTCACACCCAGCTAGTGATTTATAAACTGTCTCATATATCCCTTTAGAGTATTGTATCATAAAAATCACCCTTTGTCAACCCTTAATTTGGAAGGGACGCTCCACCAGAACCACGCCGCCCTTTATGTTCTTCGGGACAAGCTTGCCCTCGAATATCTGTCCTGGCTCCATCGTGTCAAAATTGAACAGATGCCGTGCTGAAACAGGTAACCCAGCGCACTTCTTATCAAGCTCTCCGTCAAATTCTTCAATATAACATTTGGCTCTGTGATACTTTGCTCTTGTGAACTCACCTTCCAGCTTGAAAGCACCCAGTCTGTAATTATCTATGTCCAAGTCTACCTTTTCCCTTCCCACTACATGAACGCTGTCGGTGTCCGCATATATGAACCTGTCACCACAAGCATTAGCGGCCCTAATTATCTTGTCTCTGGCATAAGAGGTAATGAACGCCGCTACCGGGATATACCCTCCGTTTCCAATTTCAGGCATAAGCCGTCTATACTTTACTATGTCATCAGTCTCGTCCAGATATGGGTATTTAGAAGCCTTCTCAGGATTTGAACCAAACTTCCCATACAGTGAATTAAGCATCAGTTTAGCGATATGGTACATGGCTTTATTTCCTTCCACCTTTGCCTTCTGCTTCACGTCATACCAGTAGTCGATATATTCAGAAAACAGCCCTGTCTCGCCCCTGAACTTGTACCCGCCTATGTAAGTTATATCCCACACGTCATAGTTGTCTAACAAGAGCTTTAAGTCAACACTTGTCAATTGAAGTATTACAGGGTCATCACCACTTTCCTTAATATACTCTGTACTGGAAAACCTGAAACTGTTCTTTAACTGTATGCTGGGGTAGTGTCCTTTTTTCAAACTGAAACAGCATTGAAGGCATTGAATATAAAGAGGGTAAAACTCATCCGGTTTATACTCCCCGTCATAGTAGTACGGATTACCAAACGGTAGCATACAGTATTTCATGGCCCAAGGGTACATGGAGTTTACATCATATACCTGACCTTCACCGACCATCATTCCCTGATAAGCTTCGTTCAGATATGTCCAGCCACCTTTATACGATTTCCTGCAATCCTTGTCCACCGCATATTCAATCGGCGGGAATCTGCGTTTAAACTCCTTGTTTGACAGGACCTTCTTATAGTTGTACAGTGCGTTGCTTGCCGCTGTCATCTTAATCAGGCCGTTTTCGTGCATGGCTTTTATGCCCTTTGCCACAATCTCCACGTCTGCCTTAACGTATGATATTTCTTCCTCTGTCGGTACATGGTTGAAGTCTCTGTTTTCGGCATAGTCCAAGTCAAGTTTATGGATATCCAACCCAAAGGCTTTTGGAATGTCTCTAACTGGAAGTGTTATAAGCTTGTAGCTGTCTATAAACTCAACTATTGTCCCGTTGAAAAAGTGTACCTTGCAGGTATAAAATAGCCCCATGTCTGATATAAGCGTTGTAAAATACCCCTCTCTAGGCTTCCTTTCGCTAGTATGTTTATATCCGTTGTGGAATAGCCAGTAAAACATAAATTGAACATCGAATTTAATATTGTGGAAATACGCCTTGCAATCAACTGTGGATATCTCTTCCATAAAGCTGTCAATATCTGTCCCATATACAAAGGTGGTACAATCTATATCACACTTTCCCCATAACCATACCCTTGTTTCGTTTGGGTCAACCACCGTCTCAAAGTCAACGCTATAAACAGGTTTTTGCACATCATGTACGCCTTATTAGCTCATCCCACACATCTAGTATGCGCTCAAGAGCCGCTTCCCTTCCTTTTTGGTCGTACAAAAAGTTAATCTGCAAAATATCACTATACGATGATAGCTGACCTAACAAGAAAGTGGATAAGTCCATGCCTGTCACCAAGTCATATATCTGGTTAGCAAGCTCAATACTTGCTACATCCCCGGCAAATGTAGCAGGTCCAAGCATTTCATTAACAAGGGCATTTATATAGTTCGTTCTCCATAGCTCCGCCTTTTCCCTATAATACCCATCCTCTATCTTCTTTAACAGTTCATCATATTTCACCGTGTCTCCTGTCTTTAAACCAATGTCACGAAGAAAGAAATCATTGTCAGAGGGAAATCTTCCATAGGGGGTTGTCCTTCCCACCTGTTCCTGTGTTTTTACCTCCGGTCTAAGCTCATCTACCTTTTTACGTCTCTGCCTGTTCCTTTCGTTTATCCGTTTTTCCCGTATCTCTATTTCCTTCCGTCTCCATGCGGTAGTCAGGTCGTTACCATATGTCTCAGGTATTAGCGTCTTAGCGGTTGCCCTTTTAATCGCCGCTAAGTAATCCCGGTACTCCTGTAAAGTCTGAATCTTCTCAATAGCTTCACTTGCGGTCTGCTTTTGGGGAAGTATATAGGAGAGGTCACCAAGCCTAGATTCTGCGGAGCGTATCCTCCTATTAAAGTTCAGTACCTCTTTTCTCAGCTCATTTTTTCGAGCTTTCGTCCATCGTATCTTAGTGCCCTTTGCCATGTAATTTCCTCCCCATTAAAGAAAATGAGAAACCCCCTGCTTTCAACCTTCCTATACAGGTTAACGTCAGTCAGGTCCTTACTGACACGAAAGTCCATCTTAAATCTGTTGGACAGGCTATCCTCTGTTTCTTCATAGAAACCATTTCGCAGGGCAATAAAGCGGGTCTTTATGCTGTCGCTGGAAAAGCAATACTCTATTTCATTAAGATTATCATATTGCACAGTGTAGGTAAAAGGAGACTTTTTAAGGTCATGCTCTACCCCGTATCTTGTCATTGTTTTCACCACCTTATAAGTACGGCCCCCTTAACGGGGGCCGGTTCGTTATACCATTTTCAGATTGATTGTAAAGCCGTTCTTCGTCTTTACTTCGTATGGAATTAGTTTCACAGGTGTTTCAAAATGCAGACCCCCAAACAGTGCGTTGAGCTTCTTAATGCAGTTGTACACTCCCCAGGAGGTAGCGGAGTAAACCCCATCTTCGCAGATAAGAGACACACGGGGACAGGTGTTCTGAGTGCCATCTTCATTCTGTACCTGTACAGGCTGGACAATAACGTCTAGGACATGGAGCTCCTTGTTGATAGCTTCCTTTACCGTGTTGTCACCGCCGTTCATAGCATTGAACATCTTAGCCTTATCTTCCAGTGTCTCAGGAAGGAAGGAGCAATACACCCCGGCCCCTTCCTCGGTCAGCCCGTTTACGATAGACTGCTCGGTATCCTTGCGGATTGCAATAGCTTCCTCTGCGCTCATAATCTCGGCAAAATTCTGTTCCTGCTTCTTCATTGTTAGTTATCCTCCTTCTCAACAATAGTGGCGTTAGCGATAAAGGTCTCCAAAGGCATGGTGTAAGTCTCCTCTACCGTGGTCACCTTTGCCATAACGTACCCCTCCATGCCGTTGGATTCCATGTAGGCGGCTGACGTTCTCGGCCCCATCTTCTCAGCACAGATAACCTCTTTCATGTCAGAGATAGACAGGTCATCGTTCATCTTTACAAAGGTGTGCTTGTAGCTGGTGATGGTTCTAGTGATGTTTTTCATGATTGTTCCGTCCTTTCTGTTATTCCCTCTTTCGAGGATATCTAATTCTACCACAAATTTTCTTTTTTGTCAATACTTTTTGCGAAAAATTTTACAAACTTTTTGCTAAAAGAAACTGACCCAGATTCAACACGAATGAGATTGCGAACAATGCACAGAGCAGGTACCCTATAACTGTCATAGTCAGGGAAAACATACCCGGCTCATTTTCGTTGATATAAACCAACGTCAGACCGACTACTAAAAGCCCGATACTGCAAAGAATAGCTACCAACTTAGGATACCCCCTATAAACACGGAATAAATCAGACCTATAAATCCAAAGGACATAAAGCACATCCCTACTCCTCTGAATATGTACTTTAGAACCCACCATGGTGGCTCTGAACAATACATCATACAACCGTAGAAAATAAGGGCAAGAAAGAAGCCGACTATCAACACACTAATCCACATCTACACCCACCCCGTTAAACATCTCATTCCACTGAACAATGCCAATAACAATCATGTTATATAGCTTCTGCTCCTGCATGATATCGTATGCCTTACGGCTTGCCTCGGAAAGCGTCCGTGGCGTGG